TTAAGGAAGATTGGAATTCTTCTATGTGTCTATTGGAGGCTCTTTTTCCCTCCGGGGAGCGCAGCCAGGAAGAAAGTATTTTGCTTAGACGACACTGTTCCTGTATCTGGTGGAGCACAATAATATCCAGGGTGCGTTTATTGATCGTGAACTGTGGGTGTCCTTCTTTATTTTTCGAACCTTCATAGAAACAGTGGTAATGCATTTTATTTTCATAAGCTTGTGTAAAACAGGTGCTTAACACCATTTTCCTGCCGCACCGGGAACAAATAAGCTTTCCTTTGTATAGGTTTGGATAATCTTCCCGTTTTGGATTGTTTGCTTTTATTCTTTTCTTGTGTTCGTTTGAAGCAGCGAGAAGCTGTTTGCGAATGAAATCATATTGTTCTCGGGTGATATAAGCGGGATGGGTATCTGGAATGATGACCCATTCCTCTTCCGGGATATTGAGCCGCACATGGTAAGGATCGCATTTGCGGTCATAACTTTTGCCGCAGACAAAATCCCCGGCATATGTGCGGTCTCTGAGCATATCGACGACTGTTTTGGCATACCATCGGTTTCCGCCTTTCCGGCGGGGCATATCCTCATGCCGTAGGATAGTCACCTGTTCTTTGGTCGGAACATTCATTTCTGTCAGACGTCTTGCAATGGTATAGCGTGGAGTCCCCTCAAGTGCCCATGAGAAAATAAGGCGGACATAATGATACAGGTCCGGATCGAAAGTCAGACGGCCGGGATGCTCCGGATCATAAAGATAACCGTAGGGCTGTCCCCTGTTAAATGCGCCCTGTGCCTTTTTCAGGTCATAGCTGTCTGAATATCGACGGGAGAGTTTTCTGCTGAAGAAGTCATTTATAATGTTTTTCAGTATCACGGCAAGAGCGCCGGGATCGGACGTAAGGCTGTCAAATCCGTCTGTAATGGAGATAAATCGTGTCTTAAGATGCGGCAGGAGAACTTCAAGGAAATATCCGGTTTCCCAGTAATTCCTGCCGAAGCGGGAGAGATCCTTTACCACGATACAGTTTATTTTTCCGGATTGGATATCTTCTATCATTTGAAGAAATTCCGGCCTTTGAAAATCTACGCCGGACCATCCACGGTCGATATACTCCGCCGTTAGTGTCAGATCTGGATGGTGGGCGGTGTAATCTCGCAATACAGTCAGCTGTGCCTGGATACTGTCTTCTTTTGGATGGTACAGACTATCGCAGAGGGACAGACGGGCATAGATGGCAGTCCGGTTTGCTGTGGCAATCGTTTCCGGCTCTGTATCTGTAAATTTCTCAATCTGTTTTAACTGGCTGGTATGCCTGCTTTTCCTGGACATCATATCCCTCCTCCCAGTCCAGAGTAGTGTTTATGGATAGATTTATTCTTTTAAGCCGCCGCTTTCAGCAAGGGAGAGATAGGAGAGAAGCTTCTCTTTTGCATCCTGTTTCATTCCTTTTACGACTAGAGGGGCGTCCCGATACAGAATAATCTGTGAGATGTATTTTTTTGCAACAGCCGGAGTGATCGTAAATCCGTCTTCCAGGCCGGTATATAATCTGAGCCATGGGTTATTGATGTTGAATGAACGTTTAAAAGCCTGCTTTGCATTGATCGCATCTACCAGCTCCTTCCGTAATACAGTTCCTTTATCTTCCAGATCTTTTTTTCGCTCCTGTTCCGTGTCAGGAAGTGCAATCAGTTCTGCAGTATTTTCTTTTCCACGCTTCAGGGACTGATCAATCAGAGATTGAAAATGTCTTTCCAGCTGTCGGTAACAGTCACTTTGCTCTCCATCTTTGATCTGTTCACAGATTTTAATTGCGAGGAGACGTTCTTTTTCCAATGCCGCCTGTACTTCCGGGATCACGTCTTCCAGCCTGATCGGCTGTAAAGGACAGGCATTGTCCAGTTTATAACGGTGGCTGGAACAGATATATACGGAATAAGGATTTCGGTTGGAGCGATACTGCAAATGGAACATACTCCGCCCACAGTGCCCGCAGAATACAAGATTCCGAAACGGCGTCAGAAGAGGTGCAGATGCCGGTTTCTTTTTCCGCCGCTCCATCCATTCCTGTTTCAGCATGTTCAGCATGGCCTGGGCACGGTCAAAATCCTTACGGGAGATGATCGGGTCATGGTGATCCGGTACAATCTGTGGCTTACCGGTCCAGAAGCGCTTTTGGGCTTCCCGGAACACATACATGGCAGCCCGCTGGGTGCCATATACAAGATCACCGGTATACATCTGGTTTTTGAGAATTACATTGACGCCGCCCATTGTCCAGTAATCTTTGGCAGATGGTTTTGTATAGGTAATCCCCAGCTGCTTTTTCCGCAGAGATGGGCTGGGCGCACCCATTTCGGTCAGGCGTTTTGCAATCTTTGTCCGGCTGGTTCCGGAAAGGAATTCATTAAATATAAAGCGGACATACTGTTCTGTTTCCGGGTCAATCTCCAGATTGGATTCCGTATCAGGCCGATACAGATAGCCATAGGGTGTAAAGGTCAGTTCCCAGTATCCATTCAGTTTTTTCTCTTTCAAGGTGGCAGAGTGTGAGCGTGAGGAATCAAATTTACCATTTTGCTCGATCAATTCTTCTAATCGGGTAAAGTCTCCGGGCGTTGGCTCAGACACAGAACTGTCATAATCATCCAGAAGAGAGAGAATGCGGATTCCCATCGCAGTAAATTGACGGAGAACATAATAGCGGTTCTCATACACATCCTTGCCAAAGGTATCCAGGCTGTACATGACAACACAGGTGTATCGCCCCTCCTGGATATCGTGGATCATTCGCTGAAATTGCGGACAGGGATGGGCTATGCCGGTCTTGCGGCTGTCCATGTAAACGCCGGTGATCTTTATGTCGGGAAAATCTTTTAAATGCGCTTTCATAGCCTTGATCTGATCGGCGGTCAGGGGATCAGGCTCGTCCGGCTGTGTGCGCTCAATAAACTTGCGTCTGGCATAGAGGGCGGCGTGATAAAGCGTATTGGTATCTGCCATTTTTTAGTCTCCTTCCTACGTGTGGCAGTCAGCAGGTTATTCCTTTGTCTGGTCAGTTTTGCTTCTCCTGCGGATGCGAAGAGGCTTTTTCATGGCTGTGAGAAATGCTTCTTTTTCCTGCATATCTGCCAAGGTAACTTCCGGGGGCTTGTCCGGAAAAACATCTATGCGTTCGATCACATCCCGTAGTCTCTTCGGATCAGTAGCAAGGTCGGCACTTTCTGGAAGAGTTGCATAAAGCATGAGCCAGGGATTTTCAGGTGTACAGACCTCCCTGAATTCCCGGATGCGGATGAGAGCGTCCATGACCTGACGGCTGTAAGCATCGTCTTCGCTTTGCAGTCTTTGTGTTTCCGAAGTAAAATCCTGTTCAGAGAGCGTGCCAGACTTATGCTGGGACTGGATGCGCCTTGTTTCCATCATATTCTTCCGGACAGCATCGACAGATTTATCGATCTGCCGGAGAAGCTGTTTTTCTACCCGGTTATACTGCTGGCTTTTTTCCTTTCCAGATACCTGTTGCTGCATTTTAAGTGCTTGTTTCCGTTCTGCCTCCACCGCAGATAGAATGGGTGCCATTAATTCTGACAGCCGATAGAAGCGGTTGGTGCATTTGCTGGGTTGAAGAAGCGACAGACCGGAGCACATATATGCAGTACAGGGCTGACCGCCAATATTCATCTGGATTTCATCCATCGAGCGTCCGCATTCGCCGCAGTGGAGGACAGATCCAAAAGAAAAGTCAGTGATTTCTTCTGGAATTACTACTTTGGCACGTCTAAGCCGTACAGGAGACTTTGCGGTCCGCTCTTCCCGTTCTTGCAGATACCGGGTGGACGCCTGCTTTATATCCTCATGCGAGATGAGGGCTTCATGGTGGTTTTCTTCGATTTCCGGCAGGGTAAAGCCTTCCGGTGCTGGTTTACCACTGTAGTAATATACAGCGTCCCATACTCTGCCGGAGCGGATCAGATCCCCTGCATACATGGGATTGAAAACAGTCTGATTCAGTACACTGGCTCTCCAGTGATCTTTATCCGGTGTACGTCCGGAGCGGGGAGGAAGCCCTAACTGCTCTTTGCGTTTGGAAGGAGATGGATAACCCTGTACTTCCAGCTGGTGAGCAATATCAGGCAGGGATACGCCTGATAAATATTTTCTGAACAGATAGCGGATTGCCTCTGCTACCTCTTGGTCAACGACAACCATTTCCGGGGAATCCGGATCATAGCGGTATCCGTAGGGAATCCAGTTGGCGGTATAGACTCCGGTTGGAGGGAGCGGATATTGACGGTCTGCGTTTTTCATAGGTTCTCCTTTCCTTTCATCGGGTGTGATTTGTCTGCTGTCCGTTCAGCTGTTCTAATAGAGCCTGTTCTTTCCATTGAAATTCATAATGGTCATCAAAGACATAGACGTTTTCCAAAAATGTTGTTACCATTTCCCGGGTCAGGGATGTATAATGGCGAAACTGCATGGCGGCATCTGTAACTGCCTGTACATCATGCGGAATTTCGCCTTCGGAATAGGCTTTTTCTTGTGCTTTTAATGTACCCAGCCTGCGGCTGTATTCTTTTGCCTGCTTTGTCAAGCTGTCTTTTCTTTTTAGATAATTCTCCAAAGACAGTGTACCGGCAGTATATTCTTCATAAGCATCCAGTTTAAGTTGTCTGCATCGCCGCTCCCGGTATTCGGTGTCGGCAATCTCTTTGCGGCACTGGGAAAGAAAATCAACGGGAGCATTGCCGTTTTTCCTGGAGGTACGTTTCCCGGCTGCAGCCGCTGTCTCCAGTAAGGGCTTCAGAGCCTCAAACACAGCATTTTCTATCTCAGCAGCCGGGAAGTGCTTGGGAGAACAGCTGGAATGGTCTAAAACAGAATGGCGGCAGACAAAATATGAATAATTGGCATAAACCATCACCCGGCGGCACTGTCCGCAACGAACAGTGCCTTTGAGCGTATATTCTATTCGCTGACGTGTTTTCTGCCGTTTTGCTCTCAGAGGGAACAGGTGCTGTACTTTATCATACTCTTCATGTGTCACAATGGGAGTATGATCGTCTTTCTTTACAATCTGTTCTTCCGGCAGAGTAGGGCGGCGCTTTTTGGAACCGGATACAACAGAAGCCGCTTTCCGCATGATCAGATCTCCCGTATATGCCCGGTTTCGCAGGATGTTTAAGATGCCTGTCGGTTCCCATATAGGATTCTCTGTAATTGTTCGGGAAGAAGTCTTGTTGTATTCGGTGTGATAACGGTTGTACACAGCCGGAGTAGGAATCTTATCCTCATTGAGCCGGTTGGCAATCTCCCTTGTAGAACACCCTTTCAGAGCAAGGTCAAAGATCAGCCGGACGATCTTGGCAGATTCCGGGTCCAGCTGATAGCTGATCTGATCTTCTACACGTCGGTAGCCATAAGGGGCTTTACTTTTAAATGTGCCCTGCCGCATCCGCTGATGGAAGGAAGATGCGATTTTCCGTCCCAGGTCTTTGCTGTAATAGGCGTTGAGCACGGATTTTAATACAACGCTCATGTTATCTTCTACCGTGGTATTGCTGGCGCTGTCATAATGATCCGTGATGGAGATGAACCGCACACCTAAGAAGGGGAATACCTGTTCCAGATATTCGCCGGTGATGATATAGTTTCTGGCAAATCGGGATAAATCTTTTACCAAAATACATTGGATCATGCCCTGCCGCACCAACTCGATCATTCTCTGAAATTCCGGCCGGTCGTCGTTCGTGCCGGTATACCCGTCATCCACATATTCCTGCACCGTCCAGTCAGAAAACTCCGGGTGGTTCTCTATGTACTGATGAAGCAGGTTTCTCTGATTACTGATACTGTTGCTTTCATCTTTTCCATTTCCCAAGTCTCCGTCTGCCAGTGAAAGACGAATGTAACAGGCAAGGACACTCATGGCTGTTTCCTTTCTGTGATGGCTTCCATATGATCATGCAGCATTGCAACGATATCCGGGTTGGTAGTATCCAGATTTTCTGTCAGAGAGATGAGCCGTACTTTATAACGAAGAAAATTTTTTTCAATATAGTACATGAGAGATACCAGATCTCTGGAAATCCGGGACAAATTTTTTACAATAACACACTGGACTTTGCCGTCCCGGATATCTGATATCAGTTGTTCCAGCTGCGGTCGTACTCCGGCCTTTGAGAAACTGTCAGAATCCTGATAGATGACAATGTTCCATCCTTCAAAATCCGGATGTGCCGACACATAAGCGGAAAGTTCATGGATCTGAGCTTTTAACATATAGGTATCATCACTGTCGATCATGGCGTAAACGGCCACATTTTTGTCTTTGCTAAAACACCGGTTCTCCGGGGCAGATGCGGGAAATGTTCGTTTTCTCATATTTACTTGTAAAGCCTCCTTATACGAAGTTATTCAGTGGAATCCGGATGGCAGTTTTCTGGCGATCCTTTTCCACCGATTTCTCTTAACTCTTTCAGACAACGCAGAAATTTCTCCATGCAGTCTGCGTAGTTGAAAACAATCAGAATCTGACTGTTATGCCAGACCTCGATGTGGTTGACCAGTTGATGGACAGCACGGCTGTCCAGGTCAGGGGAGATATTGGCGGATAAAAAACTTTTAAGCCATTCATTGTCCGGTGTAAGGTAAGTGTCGATCTCCGCCACACGTTTTTTTGCCCGTTCAATGTCACCTGACAGCCATTTTGCTTCTTGTTCCAGCTTTGCTGTCCGCAGCTGGTAAGTCTCTTTATCCAGTATTCCGCTTGCCAGATCCTCAAATGCCTGCTTTCTCTGAGAGGTAAGAGCTGCCTGCCTGGAATAGAGCATCTGCAGGGAGGCGTTGCGGCTTGCTTTTAACCGGGTCTGTGCATCCTCTAAGGAACGGCTGCGCAGAAAGTTATCAGCGTCGATTGCTGTTTTCAGCTGCATCTGCAGGTTGTACAGCACCTGGGTTTCCAGCTCGCCGTATTCTGCAGAGTAGGGCTGGTGTCCAATATGGGC